TTATCTCTCTACTTTTAATACAGCTAGAAACGCTTCTTGTGGGATTTCAACACTTCCCACCTGCTTCATACGTTTCTTACCTTCTTTTTGTTTCGCAAGCAATTTCTTCTTACGCGAAACGTCACCACCATAACACTTCGCCAATACATTCTTACGCATGGCTTTTACGGTTGAGCGCGCAATAATTTGAGCACCAATGGCCGCTTGAATTGCCACGTCAAACATCTGACGAGGAATCAAGTCTTTCATTTTTTCAACCAGTGCAATACCACGGTGACGCGCATCCTGACGGTGACAGATCATGGCCAGTGCATCGACCTTTTCACTATTAATTAACACGTCTACCTTAACCAGAGATGAACTTTCAAAACGGACAAAGTTGTAATCGAGTGATGCGAAACCACGTGAGCAAGATTTTAAGCGGTCGAAAAAGTCCATGACCACTTCAGCCATTGGAATTTCGAACGTCACCGACACTTGGTTGCCCAAGAATTTCATGTCTTTTTGTACACCACGGCGCTCAATACATAGCGTCATGACATTACCAAGATATTCTTGAGGCACCAGAATATGACATTCTGCAATCGGTTCGCGAAGGTCTTCTACCGTGCTGGCATCTGGCATTTTAGACGGACTGTCGATATAAATCGTATCGCCTTTTTTGGTCAGTGCTTCATACACTACGGTTGGTGCAGAGCTGATCAGGTCTAAATCGTATTCACGCTCAAGTCGCTCTTGTACGATTTCCATGTGCAGCATGCCCAAGAAACCACAGCGGAAACCAAATCCAAGCGCATCAGAACTTTCAGGCTCGAAAAATAATGCCGAGTCATTAATTTGAAGTTTCTGCAACGCTTCACGGAACGGTTCAAAATCGCTTGAATCGATTGGAAATAATCCCGCATAGACCTGTGGTTTAACCTTTTTAAACCCTGGCAAAGTTTTAACTTCTGGCGTTGCGGAAAGTGTGATGGTATCGCCTACTGGCGCACCAAAAATGTCTTTAATCCCCGCAATTACAAAGCCTACTTCACCTGCTTCGAGCATGTCAGTTTCGGTATGTTTTGGATTGAATACACCTACAGAGGTGACTGGATGCACCTGACCGGTCGACTTAACCAGCATTTTGTCGCCCTTACGGATACGACCTTGCTTGATACGTACTAAGGAAACAACGCCTAAGTAGTTGTCAAACCATGAATCGATAATCAGTGCTTGCAGTGGCGCATCACGATCACCTTCTGGTGCTGGAATCACATCGACCAAGCGCTCAAGCACACCTTCAACCCCAAGACCAGTTTTTGCTGAACAAGTCGGTGCTTCAGTGGCTTCAATACCAATAATTTCTTCAATTTCGTGAATAACGCGTTCTGGCTCGGCCTGTGGCAAATCAATCTTATTGAGAATCGGTAAAACTTCTAAGCCCTGCTCAATTGCGGTATAGCAGTTGGCAACAGATTGCGCCTCAACACCTTGTGCTGCATCGACCACCAAAAGTGCGCCTTCACACGCTGCAAGTGAACGTGACACTTCGTATGAAAAGTCGACGTGTCCTGGTGTATCAATAAAGTTGAGTTGATATTCTTGTCCATTCGGATGCGTGTAATACAAGGTTACCGATGCCGCTTTAATGGTAATTCCACGTTCCCGCTCAAGTTCCATTGAATCCAATACCTGAGCTTGCATTTCACGATCTTGCAAGCCACCGCACATTTGAATAAAACGGTCAGCAAGTGTCGATTTGCCGTGATCGATGTGTGCAATGATCGAGAAGTTACGTATGTTCTTGATATCAACTGATTTTTTAGCTGCCGCCATAGATTACTCTAAAAACATGTACACAATTATGTACTCTAATCAAAAAGTACTTACAACGTGCAAAAAAAGGGAAAATTAAATTTGCGCACAGTATATGATTAAAGTGAGCAAAAGCAAAGGAATTGATTATGTCACGCTATTACATTAAAAAGGGTGACTTATATCTGCACGTTGGCACTGTCACATACGAAGAATACCAAGATTATTCTGACATAGATGCAATGCACATGACCCAATACAGATTTTTAAAGCAAAAAGATGGTGCTAAAAACTTTCTTAGTAGAGATGAAGCTGACACGTATATATTAAAGCGCAAGATACGTGGGGCTGAAGCTGTAAGAGAACAATAAAGCGGCCTGTGCCGCTTTAATTCAATTGTCTTGAGCTGCATAAATTAGATTTTCGGCTACTCGATTTGTCCATCCTTTTCCGTAGCGATCCCATGTACTTAATGATGTGTAAAACTTCAGGCGCTCTGCGGCTAACCTAAGAAGAACATCATTTACTTCCATAATCTTTACTGCTGAAATAGTTTTAGGGCCGATAATTCCATCATCTGGCACGCCAGCAACTTGCTGAAGCTCCTTAACCGCACGTGACTTCCCTGCGTTAATAGCAAAATCCCAAAGTTGATAGACAATTGCTGGATGCAATTGATCTGCGCCCAACTTATCCCACCAGTCACGCTTGTAGATTTCTTTTGCCTCAACAACGGTGATGTTTTTTATATCAAGTTTAGGATAAGTATTAGCAGCTAGACCAAACTTTGTACCTTTTAGCAACCCTACCCCTACCTTACCACCTGTCCAGTTGCCCGGATCATTTCGATCATTTGAGTAACCACCCTCATGACCTATTAATCTTTGAAAAGCTATTTCGAAGTTCATTTTTCATCACCTTTTTTCTTTTCAGATTCACTACTGCCGAAGTAAAAGCCGCACGCAGTTGTCATAGCACCAGCGATAAAACCCAAAGCCGTGTTAATGAGGTTGCTGTTTTCGCGTGGCATGTCTATAAAGAACAATGAAACAATCAGAACAAACATTAATGCCACCAATGAGAAGGCTAGATACGCCCGAGTATTGTCATTGTTCATTTTTTAAAGTCCCTTTCTATTTGCGATATACGCGCGTTTGCTGCATTTGCATCAGTATCGATGCGCAAAAGTTTTGATGTATGGATTGATGTTTCTTGCTTAAGCTCAATGATCGATGATCCAAGCCAGCCAGCTATGCCAATTAATGCGCCAGTTAATGCACCACTGATCCAGCGGACTACATTTAGGCCACCGTCTACAGTGCTGGATTTGTTTTCCAAATGGCGTACCTTTTCATCTAAACGTTCAATCTCGCGGGCATTATCTCGGCCTTGATCTAGAATATTTTTTAACTGTTCGGATAAGCGCACTTGATTTTCAGAAACAGTTTTAAGACCCTCTGATACTTGATCTATTTTCTTTTCAAATCGCACGCCGTAAGATTCTTGTTCAGACATAAAGCACCCATTATTTTGGCATTAAAAAAGCCCTAAGCTATTAAAGCAAAGGGCTTATAATGGTTTGCTGTGTTAAGCAGCGCCTATTCCAATATGTTTGGTCAAATCTAGAATGTACTGTTTTTTCGATGGTGCAGAACCATTAAAAATTCCAAAATTCACATTGTATTGATTGTTGATTAAATTCGCCTGACCGAACGAACCACTGTTAGATACACCTGTGAACATACTATTTTGTATTTTTACAGTTTTTGTTGGATCTTGTCCTTGACCCTCGCCGCCTGCCCAACGAATATCTAGCCCTAGATTCATATTTGAAGTTAAAAACAAACATTGATCGATATCGATTACATTGAGCAAATTGTTTTGATTGTCAAATGCACCGCGTATATAGCTTGCGCCGCCAAACAAATTATAATTACCGGATGACTGTGTTCTGATTACAGTATTGTTTTTAAATTTCATACCGTAAACAAAGCCCTGAAGCTGCACTATGCCGCGCTCATAACCGTCGTTGTAAGAAATACAGTTTTCTACAGTGTTGTAACCACCACCAAATCTACGAGTAAAAAACCAGTCGTAATCTGAACCTGTAAAATCTGACGGTTTAGGTTTACCCCATGATGACGTTAGAACAAAGCCACCGCAATTTCCGACCGAATAACAATTTTTAATTAAGTTATTCCAGCAGTATTCATCAAAATCAAAAGCTTGCTTATCGCGAATAGAGCCGACCGATCCGACGACTTCACTTTCTTCGATTAAACATTTATTGCATGAGTAGAACCAAAGTGCTGCTGTCCACACATCTTTTAAGAAGCACTGATTACCCATATTGTAATAGCAACGTGTGATGCGACTTGTCCATTCGTCAACGCCAACTAAAGGATCAAGATTTGATGCACAGCCATTTAAAATTGCACCGTCTGCAGAACAGTTAATAAATCCGCAATCTTCAATTACAACACCTTTGCCGCGTTTGTTGTCGCCGACATTTGATGTATCTGAGAGCGTTGCAGCGTTGCCCATCGCGTTGATCCCGGCTGTGCAGTTGTAAGTAATACAACGCTTAGCACCGAATTTATGCCCTTCTTGTAAATCGCTATCCCAACATTTCATGGAAACTGCAAAGACTTTTTGAGTTGACTTGCTCCACGGTGCAGTAATAAATCTACAATCTTCGAGCCATACATTTGCGATCTTGTTTGTGTCTTTTGCTTCAAGTGTAATATCGACTTTTCCAGAGTTACAAACTGCACTTACATGCTTAAACTGAATATCTTTGATTGTAGTTTGATTAATTTTACCGCCGATGTGTGTTGTATCTGCGGTATTAATTAAGTCAAAAAAGTCGCCGTTCCGTTTATCATCAACAAAAATAAAGCTTTGTTGAGAGCTATTGTTGATGAACTGGGACCACGGATAAATCGTCTCATTGATCATCTCATATTGACCGCCGATCAAATGCAGCGTAAACGGTTGAGCAACTGCCGATTTCAAAAATGAGGATAGCTTTTTGAATGGATTGCTCTTTGATCCATCACCATAGTTTGTGTTTCGAGTATCAACGTAATAGTGATTCATGATCAGCTCCAGTTCTCAGCATAAAACACATCAACCCATGCATTATTTGGTAAATCGATTAGATTGCCCTGTGTGCGAGTAATCACATTGGTTGTTGTATTAAGTTGATATTTAATTTCATTGATATAAATCACTGCTTCAGTGCCAGATATTGATGCAATTGCGACTTGATTACCGTCTTGATCAGATGGTTGACGAATGCGCATAGCGCCATACCACAAGCCCGGTATGTTAAAAAGCCTATAAGTTCCAACCGCGATTCTTTGAACATATATGTTTGTGGTCGAAGGTAGATTGGTTGTGCCAAACCCAATCCACTTGTAGTTCCCCACTGTTATTTCCCTAAAGACTTCTGAAGGGTTATTGCTATGCGCAACACGTATGTGTGCATCGCACATTACAACAGCACCGTCTGATGCAATACCAGAGTTATAGCTGTTAAGCGATACGCCGCGTTTAAGCTCAATCAGTCCAGTGGGTGAAGAGAAAGTTAATTTTCTTGGACTAATGAAGTTTTCTCTCACATTATTCATGTGATTAAGACGAACCATGCCCATATAGTTGTGCGGCACAATTAGATAAATGGACAAAATATTATTGTTTAAAACAACACCGACGCGCAAAGTTGTCACATTTATACGATCACCGATTGGCCCTGACGAGATGACTTTGATAAAGTCCCCCCACTTGTCTGCTGTATATGCTGAAGCATTCGCCCAATCGATTGATTGATAATTACTAACTGAAATTGTTGTTTCAGATGCGACGCGCTCACGATCCCAGCTGCCCGCGACTGTTGCACTAAACTGAACGTCATAAATTAAACTTCCCGCATTTATATCGACTAGTTTGATGTACTTGCTTAACGTGTTATCAGTGTTCTTCGGTAGCTTGATTGATTGTGCATAGAAGCTGCGCAACGTTAAAAGTGCTGTTTGATCTTCGGTTTCTCGAAGAAATTCATCAAATCCTACAGCAGCATTTGTACCCTTCATAACAGGCGTGAGATTATCGTTTTCATCATAACCCATGACTATTGAAGGAGAATGATTGAAATCCTCAAAACCATCCGAAGGTAGCATAAGCTGTTTAAAGGGCTCGCCTTTCCCGGAATGATAAGCTTGCATTGTTGTCACATAAGGTACTGTAACACTCTGCGCCAGCGGCATTCCATCTCGTTCAACATCTACAGAAAGAACCCCGTTTACTTTTGATTTAATTGTTGTTTTACTGAGCTTCCCAAAGCTAAAACTAGATTCGTAGTAGCTATCTAATTTTGCACCTATTTGATTATTGATCTCTTGTTGTGATTGCCCTGATTCATCAATCATGAATTCAGCTTTATTAAAAGATACTTGCCAAGCGTTCTGAGAAGTTTTGTATTCAAAAGTACCAATATTTTTTACATAGACGGTTCTACCGTCCCATACACTCAAAGCTTCCAATTCATCAACAGTGGAAACTGTTGTAATGGCCAAAGCACTTACAGCACCGTTTTTAATGGCCTCTTGAAGCATTGCATTGGTGTTCTGTTCAAGATTACCTAGCTTATTAAAAAAATCATCCCGTGTTTCTTCATTGAGTGAGTTCACATATGCGGACAGATTTTTAATATCGGTATCCGTGAGCCAGTTAGTTACGCCAAGCTCTTGAAGTTTAAGCCAGATTTTATCGAAATCATTGTTTACTGGTTGTGGCCGTAGTGAGTTATTGTAGGTCTGGTAATCTGTATCTCGTACAAGCGGTGTATCCCGCTGAAGAATGATTTTAGATTGTGTAATAGGTGCAATAGCAAATACAACGGAACCCGTATTTGTATTCAAAGACCAGTTATTCAGCGCTGGAATATCAATATCATTCACTTTAACAATGAGATGATCGGCATCGTCGCAATCAAATTCAAGCGGAAAAATTTTAGTCGTGCCGTTGCCGATATATTCTTTATACGGCGTCTGGTTTGCTACTGCCATATCATCACCTAATCATTAAAATCTAAGGTGGCTTCTACGACTCCACCGTCTGTCCTCCAATTAGGCCGCTCATTAGATTCCGTTGTTCTGTGTATTTTGCCGACGCGCTCAGGTGAATCAGTGACAGCACGCGCAAGTGAGTCGAGATGATCATCTTCTTGATCTGATAGAGCTGGGTTAAATTGCTGCATTTGCTTGTACTGTTTTGATGTGTTTTCACCATCTTCGGTGTCAACCACAGACACATGCACCCAAAGCATGCCAGAGATTAGAGGCCCTTCTAAGCCCTCTAAGATGCGCTTGTTCTTGGCTTGGGTAGAATGCTGCTCAGTCACACCACAACGAATACGGCGTTTCTTTAATGCACCTTTTAATGCTGCTGGTGCAAAGTTACCAATACCGTTTGTCTCGATGGTGACTTTTGGAATATTAAACTCTTCAATCAAGTCACAGAGTTGCCAAACCTGACCACCCATAATGTTGCCCTGTTCATCTGTCTTAACAACTTCGCCAGTCAGCTCAATCGATCGATGCCAATACTTATTACCAAGGTCGTCATGCAGCACTAATTCAACTGCTGAAACGTCAGATTTGGTTTTGCCAGAACTTGGGTCCCATGAGCATGTAACGCCCACAATTTGACGTTCGCCCAGCGTCATGCGCCATGTGCCATTTGCACGAGTTAAAACTGGCTCGCAGTCATACGGAATCATTTTATCTGGGTTCAATCTCACATCCCCCACAGGTTTAGCATGTAACTGATACTGTGAATCCCACTCGTTTAGCGTTCGGCATTTACGGCGACGCTTTTGCATTTCTTTAGGCGTAAAGCGTTCTGGCCATAGTGCTTCGCTATAGATATCGATCAGTGAGTGAGATTCATCAAATGTGATGAAGTAGCCCGTACCCTTTTGTACGACCTGATAGTCTTGGTTTTCAACAAGAAGTTTTGATCTGCGGCCAATGCCACTAAAAATATAGACTGGCTTAAAATCAACAGCGGCTTGAATGACTTGCTCAATGCGTTTTTCTTTTTCAAACATTCGAAAGACAAGGCACTTGGCATCTGGATTGAGCATAATTTCTGAATACAGTGAGTCATGCGTATGCGGTGTACCAACATAAAGCTCTTGACCACCGGGTATCAAAATAAAAGTTTGTTCACCAAGTCGATAGCGTAGCTTTTCACGTGCTTCAGGTGTACCGATGTTGCCCGGCACCTCAACGTCATCATTCTGGATTTCATTTGCACGTGAACCAGTTACATTCGACATGATACCGCGTGCATGAATAGATCCATGACGCACATCATTTGAACCAGTAACCCACCATTTCTGTGTTTCGCCACGTTCTTTTTTAATATTGAAAAGCTGGCACAATGGGTGCCGCTCAAGTACTTGCTCAGTACCACGACTGACTTTGTAGGCATCTGGATCAGTAGCACCTTGATGTAAAATCAAATGGTTTGGATTGTTGTACAGCTTCCAAGCGTTATAAATATCAAGAATGGTTGATTTGCCGTGGCCACGCGGCATCATCAATAAACCGAGTGAGCCGTAATCTTCCAGAAAGTCACAGACGTCTAGATGAAAATCAGGCACCACCCAGTTTAATGTTTCAGCATAAACCAGATAGAACGCAGCAAAACCAACCTGAATCATGATTAACTCGGGCGCTGTTTGCGCGCTTCAAGTTTCTTGGCAACATCCTCTAAAAGCTTTGCTGCCTGCATTTCTGGTGTAATCTTTCTATCGTTCGGATCACCCACAGCAAGCTCATCATCATTCAAGATACGCTTAAGTTTTTCCATGCATGTAAGAGCCTCTTTAGCGCCCTTATACAGCCAAACTTTATCGCCGCGTCCTTCTTTATCAAAGATATCTTTACCATAAGCTTCTGTCATTAAATCGACTGTGTCCGTTGCAGCCATTTCAAGGCATAGTTCCAACTTCTCTTTGGTTTCAGGTTTTAAGTGACCGACTTTCTTTTCTTTAGACATAAAAATCCCCCTGTATAAGTGACTTATAAGGGGGATACTCATAGGATTTGTTGGGTAAATAACTTTGCATAAAATCTGCTTTGCTATATATTAATTTCTCAATAACAAAAACGTAGGGAAAAAATGAAAACACTAATTCTGGCAATTCTAGTTGCTTTACCAATTGGATCAACCTTTGCAGGGTCATGCGATCATAGCTGGGAAAAGGCTAAAGATGGCTCATCATGTGGAGATCGTGCAGCTGATAGACGAGCAGGCGGTCGATAATAAAAAGGCGCATTAAGCGCCTTTTTTCATTTAACTACTTTCTCAACATCTGGCGCTCTTGTATCTTCAAAACTTAAATCATTCCAATTAAAGTCACCTAAATAGCGACTACGGTCTAATTTCTTCTCGGCTTTACGTAAGGCTTTCTCACGATAACCTGGTGCAATTGTATCTTGAATATTATCAAAAACCATTCGATTAATCACGGCTTTGGTGTACCACAAGTTTTGGGCCGGTATTTTGCCTTTGGCAAATTTGAATGCTTCATTGCCAAAATTGGTGTCTCGGCCCTCATTGTACTGGGTTAGGTTGCCGACAGTTAAACCCAGCAATGTAGTGAAATCCCCGCCTAATGGCCCTGCGACAAAAGAATTGGCATCACGGCCAGAAGTATCCACACCAGCCGCTAAGATGTCACCCAACACAGGTAAGCCACCGCCAGCGACAACAGAACGCAAAAAGAATGATCCTGTTTTTTTAGGATCGTCACTGTCCCACATCGTCTGAGGATCATTGCCATTGATCAATTCGCGTAACTGAACAACCAAGCCACCGAGCAGTGTCATAGTCACAAATAGCGGTACACCATAAGCAGCCTTACCTTTTAAGCCGTCTTGTGAGAATGTACGGCTTCCCTGACGCATCATGAATGCAGCAGAGAATGATTTAAACTGAGTGATCCCTTTGAAAATCTCACCTGTAATGGTTCCCTTGGCTCCCACCTGTAACCATGTACGTTCGCGTAATCCCGCCTCAATCACAGCCATGCCCTGCTCATCCATCAAGTGCGCTTGAAGCTGTGAGGCAACTTCATCTTTTACACGTTTTGGGTCACCATAGGCTGTAAGCTGATTATCTGGAATTTCATAAATCGAACGTGCGGACATAAGCTGATTGCCTTTGCGGTCAACAACTGGTTCGGCAAGCTGGAATATTTTCCAAGCACGCTCATCTAATCCAGTGCCAGACAATAATTCACGATCCATTGCGTCGAGCTGATCCCATGATTTTGTGCGGCTAAGTGTGCCGTACTTGTTCATAAGCATTTTCGTAAATCCGACTTTTGAAGCAGATGTAAGCGCATTCAATCCAGATACACGTAATACCTGAGTCGCTAAAGCACTGGATATACGAGCCAATTTTTCAGACTTACCATGTGTTGCGGTGAGGCCATCGTCAGACCAGCGGGCAATAGAGCCTAGCATTTCTTCTGTGGCCAATCCTAAGCTGTGTGCAAGCTCTCGATCTGCTTTGTTAGCTGGGTTTAATTGGCTGACCAGTTCACCAAATGTCTGACGGTAAGATAAGCCGTGTACGTGTGCTGTTTTTGCAATGGTTGCCTGATCTGCGATAGAAGCAATTGTGGTACCACCAAGTAAAGACGCTACATTAAGCGATCTGTAAGCCAACCCAAGATTTGCTAAAACTTCAGATTGCGGTGTAATGCCGCCGCTAAACTCGTCAAACATAACCTGTGCGCGTTTGCGAGATTTTTCCGTGGTACCGTGGTCAATACCTTTGGACCAATCTTTATTTTCTGCCGCATCCATTAAAATCTTTAAAGCGGTTTTTGGGTTACTTCCTAAATTTTCGACCATGGCAATGTCTTTGGATAGGCCATTGATATGTGCCTCTACAAGATCCACAAATTGCATGCCGCCAAATTCGTTTTGATATTCAAGCCAAGCATTCGCATCTTTAAAATGCAGTACACGGCTTTCAGCGTTGCGATTAGTCACTTTAGATGTGCCGCCGCCTGCACGTTGACGACCAACTTCAATTTTGTTTGCGCCATCACTAGATAATGTGTCATAGGTATATTCAAGCAACGAGCGTATTTCTTGCTGGCTGTAGTAATCGCCGTTTTCTTTTACATATTGCCGGGTATCAATCAGCGATTCAGCGCGACTAACCCAAGCATCTTTACCCGCTTTGGCAATCTTGGCCAAGTTATGAGTCTGTGGCATCCCCCAATTGTCTAGCTTTCCAATATCACCGCCATTTCGATTAAAACGTTCTCGCATGGTTTCAAACACATCGCCCATTTTGTCGCTGATTTTTTTAGCCAGTGGGTCGCCTGTGCTATCGCCAAAACGCTCACGCACAATCTTTTGAACCAATTCTGCATCGGTAAATATGCCCGCTGCACCTTTTACATTTGTATAAAAATCTACAAGATCACCGCGATAAATTGCAGCTATGGCACGTGCTTTGGAGTTAATAGATTGAATGCCTGACATATCACCGTGCGCCGCCACCATTCGATCTACCACCTCCATTGATGTAAGCCGGTCATGATCTAATGCAGCTAGGTTCTTGGATTGAGTAAGAATATCCTGAAAAGCAATTTTATTTTTACGTGCAAGCTGCTCTTGTATATCGATTGCCACTTGCTTTGATGCTTCGGTCAGTCTTTCAGCATCCGATAAATTACGCCATTTCTGTACGTCACGGCGGGCCATGTTGCGCATTGTCTCATTGATACGCGCTTCAATATTGGCGGCTTCTTGCGCTGAGAGTGATTGCTTGCCAAGTGCCTGTGCTACGGCTTGTTTGCATTGATCTTTCATGGCCATAAAAAAATGCTCAAATAGTTTTAGCTATCTGAGCATTTAGTTTGTTGGGGTTTGTTGGGTAAAAGATTTACCTTAAGCGATACAGGAATTCCTGTATCGCTCCGTTATTCAGGTTTTACTTGCTTACCTTTTTTGCATCTTCTAACTTTTCAATAACTTGATTATGTAGCTTAAGCCAAAGTTTTTCAAATGCGTTAATGTCTTCAAGATCACCAACATAACCTTGCATATCTTGAAGTATGATATCTACCGCTTTTTCATGACCTGTTATAATATTAAGATCATTATTGTATATAGCGACTTGAAAATCATCTTGTGTTTGAATTTCCAAATCTTCATTTGCCATAAAATATACTTCACAAGATTTTAAACTTTCTTTAATAGAATTATCTATATCTCTGTTGTATAGGTATTCAACTCTTTTATCTATTTCTTCTTCAATACATTTATTAATCTTCGTAAAATCGATCATTTTAACACCCTATTAAATACCCATTAAGAAGTGTGGCGGTCGCATGGGTGTGCGATGTTCAGGAGCTACCCTAGCCACAAGTTAAGTATACATTAACCAAACTGCAAAGCACAGTTTAAAGCTGTTTGCGCTGCAAGTGTATCAAGATCAGCCTGTTTCGCTTCTGCTTCCAAATCTGCAAGATACTCGCGCATCGTCGTTGTATATTCCTCTGGCTGGCCATCGGCACCAGTTCGACTACGTGAAACAGGCATATCAGGATTAGAATAAATCACATCAAGCGCGGCTTTGCCTTCTGGTGTGTCACCAAATAAACTGCCTTGTCGCGGGTCGCCCATGCGCTCAACGGCCTGAATCTCATCTGCAATGGATTGACTAATCGCCTTTGCACTCTTGCTGTTTTGATCAAAGACCTCAAGAAATCGTCTTGCTCCATCACTAAGCCCATCGTCAATAAGTTGGTTTTGGTTGAGATAATCACGTACTGGTAAATCATTGGCTTTCAAGTCAGATAGCTTCTGAGCAGCTTGTGCCAAGTCTTGAGCAATCGTGTTTTCAAAGCGACCGCCCTGTTTCACTAAATCATTAAGCTGTGCAAGATGTGGCGCATTTCGCAACAATGCATTCAATACATTTTTGGATGTATCGTCTAGGTTTTCTGACAAGCGTGCGATTAGGTTCGGATCATCATAAGCCCGCTGTGCAATGGCAGATTCAATCCGTTTTTTCCCATCCTGTGACAAACGACCATCACTTGTGATGACTGCACCACGTTCAGACTGCGGCAACTGGTCTACAAAGCCACGGATAAAATCCATTGAGCTATCGATATTGAGTGAGCCGTCACTATTTGTTTTGAGCATAGACGCATCGGGTAGACGGTCTGCATCTGTGCGCGCACGCTCAGACGCGCTCATTTGCGCTACATCGGATTCATTGGCAAGTCTGGCGAACTCTACACGATTCACATCACTTAAGCGTGTACGCACTAAAACAGGCTGATTTACGCCTGATATATCCATGCCTCTTTCATTCGCCCAATTCTGTACATATTCACGGTATGCATCTGATCGGCCATTTTCGTATGCTTTACCAATCGCCAATGTTCGGCCATTACCTGATTCGACTACATTGTCGAGGCCAATAATTGGTGCACCATTGGACAACATTGGAGATTCGCCGAGCCACTCAGGTTTTAAATCTGCGGCCATGTCCTCAACCTGTTGACGTGATGCTTCGCGTGTCCGGTCACGTGGTTGTAGCTCTGCTGGATAAGCAGGATTAATACCGTATAACTGGTCATTCGATGCAATCAGATCATTTAAATCTTTAATCTCATAAGAGAAGTTATAGCTTGAGCCATCCATTCCCATAGCTGTACTGGTATCACCATAACGCGCACTTAACTGGTTCCACTTGCCACGCCATTTATTGATCGCCTCGCCTGCGGTCATGCCAGCCATGCCGTTGTTTTTCACAATCGCATTGGCATTTTTTGGATCATAAGAACGTACCACATCGATTAAAGGCGAATTCGGATCAGCTTTTAAAACTTTGGTTGCTCCCGCTGGGCCAAGTAAGTGCCCTAAATACTGCTCACTCCCTACAGGATCACGGCCTAGCTGTTTGGCCATGTAGGTATTGGTTTCCTTGATGTGCTTAAGGCCAATACGGATTTGCTCGTTTAGATCAGCTCGATTACCACCGCCTAAGCGTTTCCAAGATGAGTCGATGACTTGAAAAATACCATTAGCAGACGATGTGCTATTTTGTGCATCTGCATTAAATTTCCCACCTGTTTCAATGTGTGAAATAGTGAGAGCAACACCCGGATCAATGCCCGACTGTTGAGCCTTTAAAGCCAGTTGTTTAGCAGATGCAGGCAAGGCACTGTTAGCAAAATCTATGCTTTGCTTTTTGGCTTCACCTTTGACCGAAGTTGGCACATTCACAGTCTGGCCATTTAGAATTTGGGCTGTGGCTGTATCCAAGTTTCGATAGTGATTATTGATTTCTACAGGGCTATCGGTGAGAACTGGAAGTGTTGTATCTTCAAATTCCATTTCATTGCGTACAAGCGTTTCGTGTATTGCATCTTGACGCGTTTCTAACTGATCTGCATTGAGTTGATTGATTTCTGTATCAACTGCTTGATCAAGATTAGACGAGCGACTACGGAAATATCTTGCACCACCGAACATGAGCGCATTTAGCGCAATATCTGTTGCTAGAGTTTCACCTGTCACAGTGTAGCGTTGAGCTGCCTTGTTGTAATCTTGAGATTTTAAAATTTCTCCACTTACTGCCTGTACACCTGAGCCAACTGCAACACCGCCACCAATCGACAAAGCCGCATCTTTGAGCAGCCCACCTGTGCCACGAAAGCCATACGAGATAGGTAAGGCAGTTGCAACGGCATCACCAATGGCATTTAAGCCAGCCACACCGATCGCTGTGTTTGTATCCACACCGTCATGCTTTAGTTCTTGGTATTTAAAACTGCCTGTCGATGTTCCAACCGTTGCGGCTGCACCGGGAAGACCGCCCACCAAAGCACCTAAACCCGCTCTTGTAATGAAGTCCGTTATACCAAAAGCAATATTGCCTACTGTTCCTGTATTTTGAAAATCTTCTAACTGGTGAACTTCATAAATCAGTTTGTTAGAACGCTCGGTATTTTTATCTTGATGGAAATCTTTAAATGATTTTTCATTTACGTTTAATGGCCCATCCAAGCCGCCGTTTTTGACATCATCAATACTGTATTCAACATGATCTAAAACACGATTAATGGGTTGTGTGACCGTGTCATAAGTTTTAACCAGACCAGCGACCGCACCACGAAACGGCGCTGAAACAGCGCCATCGAATAAAGCGGGTTCAGACTTCTGGCGTGTGTCTTTTCCTGTAACCCCTTTCTCATTAAGCGTGTCTATTTGCTGTTGTTCATCACTTGTGACACCTGATAACCAGTTACTCATTTTGTGACCCCTTGCAAACGAATACGCCATTCATGACCTTTAACAACGAGCTGATTACCACGCTCATTGAGTAGGTCATACATAAGCTCACCTTGCGGCGTAGTTTTTTTTGATCGAGACAAGCGAAAGTTTTGCAGCTCATTGACTGGTATGCCTGTTTGCTGTGAGATGGTTTTATAGCCAGATTGTATTTTTGCCTCAAAAGTTGAATCAGCCATGCCGTAAGGCTTTGAGACTTTCCAATCACCGATTTTATTGTTGTTGTAGTCTTTGAAATTACCGTCTTGGCTATAGGTTCCACCCGTTGCCAGTGACAATGCCGTATCACCAATATCTTTTTTGTATTCGTCGGCGTCCTTGTGTTGCTGCCCGCGCGCTTCAGTGAGATACGCATAAATTGACTGAAAGGCTGCATAAGTCATGTTGGCCGTTTCACCTGACACAGACTGCCCGACATACTCATTAAATTTTTGCTTAAGCACATCATCCTTAGGCTGAATCATTTGCTTATTTTTAAGCGCCTGTTTGCCCGCGACAATCGCCGTTGCAACATCAAGCCCAGCATCCGAACGAAAGTTATTCATACGTGCCACGCCTGCCATTGTGTACGCCTGATCACCATTGCTTAACTGACCAATTGCAGCGCCCCAAATACGATCCCCGCCTTTAATGCCACGGCTTTGACTAATCAAGTTACTGATCAAATCAATCTTTTGATTCGGTGTGGCCTCTTCCCATGATTTTTTTGCGTCTGAAAGTACTTCATTCGGGATAGGCTTAATCGTCGCATTCGAATCAACATTACGCTGAGCCACCTGATAAGAACCAATGGTGACAAGGTTTTGCGTAAATTGAGCGGGGTTAACTTTCATATCCAGCGCATTGACTTCAGGCAATTGAATACCCTTCTCGCGCAATGCCTGAGTCGGATTTTCTTTATTGGTTTTTAGTTTGGCATCGTAAATACTTTGATATGTACTCAAGATTTTATTGTCTTCTACTGGATCGGCGCTCGATGATTCTTTCTGTTTAACCTTGCGCTGATTGATCTCGGCCAATTGTTGATTGGTCGATAGCTTTGAAAATCGAATAAAGTCAGACGATTGTTTTTTATAAAACTCATACTCGCCTTCAAGCGCTGTACCCTTCACCGCTGTTTCAACATTGTTTTGATAACTTAAGTCAAGGTTCTGGCCAGTGAGTACATTTTGTTTAAAATCATTCAGCACTTTTTCAGCTTCATTGAGCCGTTTATTCTCATTGACCTGTTGTTTTTGCTGAAGCGTAGCGATCTTGCTGGCAATCTCGGTACGATACTTTTGTACTACGCTGCCATCCAAATACTTTTTATCTTTAAGGTTGGCCGCTGTTGTCTCTAATGCACTGATATCATTTGATGAAATCGCATTGGTGATGTCGTTATTGACTTCGATCATGTCGCGTGTAGTTTCGTACTTTAGCATCATTTTTTCTTTTTCTGCCTGTCCTAACGGCAGTGAAGAAAGGTTCTGCAGTAAGTAGTTTTTACCCTCATCACGATTCATTCGGGTTGATACATCAAAATAACGCTCACCCAAAACAGCGCCTTTTTGCTCATCGGCTCGAAGTTGTAGCGGCACAAAAGCGGATCGTTGTCGATTGACGTTTGAATCCCAATATCGTTGTAAATCTTGCTGAGCGTGTCCGGGTAAATCTGTTTTTAACTGATTGAAACGCTCACTAGACCATGTGTTTAGTTCTTCATCTGCCTGTTTTGCATTAATTTCACCATTGCCGACACGGTTTTTAATCTCGCTCACTTTGTCGCTAAAGTCGCCTGTCAATGTTTCATCAAGCTTAAGCTGTCCTTCTTTGGCCTGTAGCTGATTGTTGTACAGCTCTAAATTCTTGGCTGATACTTCTTGTTGACGCTGTTGCTCGTCCTGCTTTTGTGCAAGCTGACTGGTTGTGTTTGAGATGTTTTGCAATGCCCCAGCAAGCATTTGGCCGCTTTGATCTTGCGGCATTTGAATACGTTGCACTTGGGGCATGGCATTACCAAAATTGCCTACTGGGATTTTAGCCATTACTTCCAGCCTCTTGATGAATTAAGCCCTGCTGAGGCCATGTTTAATGCCGTGGTTGCTGCTGCCATATTCGCTTGATTGCGATATGTTTTTGCTTCGGCTCGTAAACGTTGCGATGAGTTGAATCCTGAGATTTCAGCCATTGCCGCATCGTATTGCCCGCCTTGCTCGATCTTGTCATTGATCGTAACTGCGGTACCATCGCCTACGCTCAAGCCATTTTCTGCGGCTGCTGCACGTGCGCTTGATTGTTGTTTGGCCACGTTGTCACGAATGCGCGCTGCTTCAACTCGTCCCGCGCCTTGTGCGGCCTCTGCATCTGCTTTGGCTTGCTTTGCTTGTGTTCGATTCGTTGTATATGCTGAGTAGCCCGCGAGTGCTGTAGATGCAACCGATGTTGCCATTGCGACTTGGGCTAATAGCGGGAGTGCTGCGACTGCTGCCATGTTTAAATCTCCTTTTCCAGAAACACACCAACTTTCGAAAACCCAAGAGATTCATACATCTTGATCGTGTGTTCAGTATTTACCATAATGCTTGTACCGCACTGTACTCGATTGGCGCCAACTTCTTTGGCCCAGAATTCAAAGCACTGAGCCAATGCACGTGCAATGCCTTGACCGCGTTCATCCGGGCTAACATAGACCACATAATCAAAAGCAATCTTGTAGTCAGACTGCCAATCCGTGGCCACACCACCAACGAATCCCCCCAGGATAACGCCGTTCTTTTCAGCCAAGAAAATGACGCCACCACCGTTGATAACATGATCAAAATGCGCCGCTGCTTTTTCGGGAATAAAGCCACGGACGCGGTAGATTGGAGATTCTTTTGCGAATAACTGGCCCATCTTTACCAGTGTGGGAATGTCATCATTGGTGGCTACACGTAATTCCATGATTATCTCTCATTGATCGATAGTTGCATGGCTACAGCTTGCAAGTGAAAAGGAAGAGGTTTGTTGTGTGTTATCACAATTGGTACCGAATGCAAGTCCGTCCAATCTCCACCCTCGATCAAGTGATACCCTGTACGTGGTGCTTGTGAATCCATCGGGGTATCATCAAATTCAAATAGTTCTAATAGTTCGCCGTTCAGCTCAGGTGCCAGCGTCTTGTTAAAAAAGAAAGATGTACGGTCTATTTTTGCTTTAAATAGCAAGGTCGATGATGGGTTCTGGCTTAATTCAGGTGGGAACAATACCGCTTCACTATGAATCGTTTGGCCAAAATTGATCGATTGACCAGACATTCCTTGAAAATTCATTTCCGTTTCAGAATCAACAAAATCAATAAAGTAAATCGACTCGCCATTTTTTTGATTGACAGACAAGTCGCTCAAATAAGCAAATCCTGATTTACTTAATGTATTGCTTGCAAGTGTGACTGTGCGCTGAGAGTCCATAAACGCATCAAAAGAGACTTGTTCTAAGCAAGTGGTACCATTGCGGCTAACCAACATGAAACACAGGTCTGAGCCTAAACCAGTGGGCACAGAACACATGCTTTTCACGATCCCACCAAAATCCTGATTGGCCCATGCAATTACTTCTTGGTCACGGTTGAATGTGATCGATGCCACTTGGCCATCGCCTAAGACGCACCACACAATGCTCTCTGGTTCCTGTTGATAACAGATTTCATTGATCCCGCCGTGCAGCTCACCAATGTGTGACGATAACGCGCTAATCTCTGGTGATACTAATCCGTCCACTTCATAGCGATATGACAATGCACGTAAGCGCTCACCGCCACGCTGAATAAACAGAATCTCGTTGCCGACACGGCAAGGACGAGTAAGCGGATAGCAGCCGTAAGCTGTATGCTCGTTGATGTTTACCGTTGTTGGAGTTAAAGCCCCGTCACTTGTGACCATGTACTCACCACCAGACGTTAGGCACACTACACCGCGCTGTGCTTCCAAGAATAGAATGCTGTTGGCCAGACCAGATGCAGACACTACGCTAAACGCGTCGCCGTCTTCAGTCGTTTCAAGAAAATTACCGTTGCCACCCACGGCGCTAAACCAGATTTTATTTGGTGCTTTTTTTGTATTGGCCAGCACTAAACGCTGTTTGAAGTACGTGCAGCACTTCGGGTAACCGTCTGTGCTATTAAACGCTGGTGGTAGTATGGTCCATGCCCGCTCAATCGCTTTCACATCCGATTCAAGCTTTACAAGAATCTCGCCATTAACTTGATTCACACTTACAAATTGAGTGATCCGAATAATACCGCCGTTCACATCAATAAATTTACCCACATCACTGGCCGTAAATCCGCTTGAGTCGCTTGATACTTCACCCCAATATATCGGTGATGTGTCTGGTTGACGCCCATCATTATCTCTTAAAGCTTGATACAAACGACTGTTGTACGAAATGACATCACCAGTTAAATAGGTTGTTGTCAGTACCCAAGCGCTGATCCCATCCAATGCAAATGAGATAATAGATCCAACATCTTTACCACTTGGCTTTCCCTTACGAAATGGACTACGTGCGCCCTCGGCATCGGTCGGCGTGTTGGTGTATATGAATTGCGAAAATTCCCAATTTGTGAAGTCTGTCGAGCAACGAAAGCGTTGTACAGGCACATCACTATGCGTGAAAAACATCTCATAGCGATATTGTACAAATTGCACTTCCTGAATCTGCTGGGCGGTGTACGGCGTGGCAATCGATGCAACGACAAGCTTAAGACGTGGGTCAAAAATCTGTATAAGCTGAGGTTTTAAAATCAGCATGTATGCTTTGTTTGAGTTCACAACAAACGGGATCAGGCGTACTGCATCCTGATTTTGCTCAATGAAATACGTGCCCGGTCTTTTACGAATACCGCCCTCTACCAATGGAATTACATTTTTTAGTTTTTTTGCACCATTACCGTACTGTTGAATATCTGTACGTGTATAGAGTGTTGGAGCTAACTCACCAGCACTAAAATTATTCTTGATGACATACTGTTTCATTAGTAGCGCACTCCCCATAAACGAGGCTCATAGTTTGCTGCAAAGTCTTGAGACGGTCTTTCTTGGCCATTAATTGCCCGCGCCTGTTTCAGCATGTTTTGTAATTTTTGCCATGCACTATCGCCTTCGGCACTGCTACCAGTGATTGGTTTTGCAAGCTTATTGACCAAATATAGCGCCATGCACTCACTAAAAAGTGAGTCCCACACATCTTCGTTTTGCTCATCACGTACATAGACAAGATTGATCAGATTTGTATTGGCTAGAATATGACGGCCCTCGATCTCATACTCGATCTGACCTGTGTCAATGATGCGAAGAAAGTCTTTAGGCAAGGGAAATGCATGCTGATAACCAAAAGTTGGATAGGTGGCAACTGGAGCCAATTGTTCACGGCTTTTCGCAAATGACCACGGATGCATACGTAGCAGTGCTTTACGTGTCTGGTCATAGATTGCAGCACATCGCCGTGCATTCTCCGTGTTTTCTTCAAAAGATATGATTGATTTGGCCCCAATCATGCCAAGCGCCTGATTGCAAACTGATACATTTGTAGTTGTCATAGTGAAAAACCCGCTCAATTTTGATTATATTGAGCGGGTCTAAAGTCTGATTTATTGTGTATTAAGCAAATGTAACTTGAGGCTCTGAAGGATTCACAACAAGCTCAGGATCAAATGCAATTTCATAACGTGAAATCACATTGACGTGATAGCCATCTTTAGCGATTGACTCATAGATAACTTCACCATCGTCACCGGTCTGATCTGTAGCAACTGAATCAAATAGCGTTCCAATCTCATCAACTGCAACGTTTATCACATCGTGCTTTAAATTAGCGATGATTGAATCAGCGTGCGCTTTATCAGCAAAGCGTAAGTAATATCTATGCATTTGCTTTCTCCTGCGCTGTCAAAGTTCGGTTGTAAACCGCTATGTTTTGTAGCCAGATACCGACTGCAACACTGTTGGTGAGGGTTGGATTAGTTGCATTTGTGAGATCGATCCAAGTTGATTCTGTTGCATCAGTGTCTTGGCGCTTGTAAGTCAGCTTGATAGAGCCTGTATAGTTTGAGATGTTAAGTTGCAAGTTGTCTTGTGCGCGTGTTACTTGTGCACTTGTTGTTTTAATAAATGAACTGGCATAAGGTAAATTTTCTAATTGCACCCAATAAATATCGTTGTATACAGCGCCACTGTTGTTTGTACCAACAAAAGATGGCAAACCGGCATGCGCAGTATTTACATTTAAAGTGTATTTAACTCTGGCAATTCCGTTTTCAATTACACCGAAAGCATTAGAAATAGTGTAGTTTGCAGCCGATCCAGTAGTCCAAGATCCATTATTTAAATGGTATCCCTCGCTACCTACCACTCCGAAACCACATTTAATATTTCCAGATGTACCTAGTGAGGCTCGAAAAGATATTGTTAATACATCACCCACTGAAATAGCCTTGGCGGGTAATATTGCTCTTGAAAAATTCGTGCCTGTTGAGGTCCCGCTTATCCGAGCGCCACTGACCCCTGCAAAATTTGTAGATGCAGCGGCTAAAGTTGTATTGGATGCACTATTTACAGTCCAACTTGCTAATTGATCACCAGTAGAGTTTCTTTGTAGATTTGTACTTTGCTTCTCAAGCAATAGCCCTTGATTAGCCCAGCTTGATCCATTGTAAGCATAGTCAAATCGTGCAGTATCAGCCGCAACATCAACAAGCGTACCTGTATTATCAAACCGTGTTGCAGTCGATAAGCGTGTCAGAGTCAACCAGCTTGGCATACTTGGTGACGAGACGAAGTTTTGCTGATTGATGATGACCGGCTTACTGATCAGCCCACCGACCATCGCCGTATTACCAGACCAGAATTTTGCACCGCCTGCGATGCGTGTATGTTTGCCTTTAATCATTTAGGTCACCGTGACATCGCCGACATATTGCTGCTCTGCCCATGCCCAGATTGGGCCTTTACCTTCGATATAAACATCCTGATCAACAACATAGAAACTCAGGTCTGTCGGTGCAGCGGTTGAAGCCACCCATCGAAATTTATAACGAGTACTTTGAATTCGAACACCTGTAGAACCGTCTGTGACCTGTTTCGGTGTTGTGGTTAGCGTAACTTTGGTGGTTGGCATAAGAAAAACCCCTATCATTTTTTTCATCATGACAGGGGTTTTGGTAGGGTTTATTGTGTGTTAGTTAGGACTTTTTAAACATTTTCCTTGATCAGAAAAGCAATTAACACAAGGGCGCTCATCTGAACAATGCTTTGCTGTATATAGTTTTTCTTTGAGCAGATAACCTTCAAGTTGCCAAATTTTATTACGTGCATTTTCACGCGCAATTTTTCGGCCAATTTCAGCATTGAAGTTTTCAGGACTTGCACACGCTGATTCACCTGTGACAGTAAAACCGTTTTTCAGGATCAAAATACAAAAAGTTAAAGTTTCTGCTGGCGCTAATAAATCAACACCTTCTTTGTACTTTGAAATAATAAGACCAGTCGAACTGTTCATAGCAGCATTAATTGCGTCATAACCAGTAATATAGATTTCTGAAACAATTTGATTATCGATATGATCAGGCGTTAAACGTGGCGCATTTAAACCTTTTTCTTGGATTTCATTTTCAATTTCTTTTTCATTAGACATGACGTTCACCAATAATTTGAGAATAAAAAAACCCACCACCCGAAGGTGATGGGAACAGGGTTTAAGCTGAACGTGAGTAGTCGATTGCAACCACTTTCACTTCGTTGGCACGGCCTGCACCGAAAGAGTGAACACCACCAACCTGCTTAATGTTTTTCAAATCTGGACGAGTTGAAATATCAAAGCCAGTAATATCGGCATCACCAAAGTGAACCGCCGTACCTGCATACATTGCTGTACGTGCTTCGGCTGCACCACCCGCACCATTGTTAACCTTTTCGTATGGAATCCATTCCACACCAAGCCATTTAGTACCTACTCGACCTTCCTGAAGCATCTCTACTTTAAGATAATCTGCGTTGGTCAAAGTGGTGTCATTAAGGAACACTTCCATCATGTCAGCCGTGTAGAGCATATAAAGATTTTCACCGCGCTGCTCATCACATTCATTTTTACGGAACAATGATTTAGCTTTAATGATCTTCTGCTTCAATGTGCCAAAGTTATTCAAAATGATTTGACTTGACGGCAAATTGACAACCGAAATACTTTCTACGCCTGCATCATTAACAGTTTTACGGGTTATACCACCCAGCATCGCCTGATAAATAATGTCATCTGTTTTACGATTTCGGGCACTAATTAGATTTTTCATATAGTTATCTGACGGATTAGCCTTCAACTTTGGTAAGTCACGTGACTCAATCGGGATAAATAGATCAAAATCTGACATCAATGCAGTACGAACGCCAGCGTCAGGGATAGTAAGCACTGTGGCACCAAAACGCGCACCAGATGCCTGCATTTCGACTTGGCCCATGTCATTGATTGTGAAAGATGCACCTTGTATTTTGCCTTTATTCACAACCGTTTTAAGCAGTCGCGATTCATTTTGCATTGCGGCAACTTCGTACGAGTCATGATACTGCTGTACAAACGCTGCCGTGATTCGATTTTCATTAACCATTGGCATGATTCAATGCTCCCATTATTTATATTGCTTCTGGTAGTAGCTTTGAACTTCGGCATAAACGCGTTTGTGATCCGCATGACTCTCGTTCAGGTAAGCTTCCGACTGCATTAATGATTGAATATCTTGTCCACCGCTTTGCTGTGTATTAGAGGGTGGTCTATCTTCTTGAAGTTGCTGGCCAAAGTACGCGGCCATTTTCAAAACAAGCGGATTATTACCAAACTCAGGGCTATTCACTTCTTCGGCTGTCAAAATGCCGTTCTGAATTGCATGCTGTGCCGCTGCATGAGCAAAACCGAAGTTCTGATCTGTATCGCCCTGCCAAACTTCCTTCATCGCCGTGACACATGCCTCCGTATCAAGTGCAGCATTGCCCTGTAAAAGCTGTGGAATGAATTGGTTGTATTCACCCATGAAGAAGTTCAACGTTTTGCTGTCTATTCCTGCATCACGCGCACGCTCAAGAAATTCCTGATTTTCTGGAATGGCCTTAAACTCTGCAAAATCAAAGCCTTCTACGTCCACCTCATAGCCATCGATAGATTCAGGCGCGCCAGTGGTTTGTTGCTCTTGACCGCCTTCGCCACCTTGACCGCCAGCATCCTGAATTTCACCCTGATGACCACCACCTAATGCAGAAGTTTGGGTTTGTGTTTGGGCTTGCTCTTGGTTGTTTTCTGTTTGAGTAGTTTGATCAGTCATTGTCTTGTTCCTCATAATTTGGGTTATTTGCGGTATTAATGTTGTTTACGATGAAATTGATAACGCCCTGTGCGCCCAAGTTGTAGCTGGTCTGACGCTCGCCACCCTTGTCATCTGGTACAAAAGCGTCCTTACAAAAAACCATGGTTAAATGCTCAAGCACGCGCTGGCCGTTTGCATCTAAATCAAAGACAATTCGATAGGTTTCAGGGGTTGCACGTTTGACTCTACGTGTGCGAACAAACGTGCCTTGTTCTTCGGGCTGCTCTGGATCAGCTTTAGGCAATGGGCGCTCAGAAAGTTCTTGTTTCAGATCAATCACTATTTGCTCTAAAACTTCCGCACGTTCCCACTGCTCAAATCTTTTCGCCTCAAGCTCACTTATCTGATCTAGTGATTCACACCAGCGTGATTCGTATCTCTTGTAAATTTGGTAATAATGAAAAAAACCAAAGCTTGAGATAATGAAAAGAATTATCAGAACAGAAATAACTATGGTTAAAATCACTGCATCACCTCACTTGATAACTGGTTGCCCATACCTTTCATTAAATTGTCGGCTCCTTTCTCAAGCATTGCGGCTTGTTGCTGTTGTGCTGCCTGTTCTTCCTGTGCTTTCTGGCGAGCCTGTCTAAGCTGTACAACTTCATCCGATGTACGCATGATCGTTTGTGGTACACCCCGTCCTGTGCCTGTAATCACAGCCACGGCATCAAAATCGATATTGTCCAAAATGGTCGGCTCTACTGTTGCCATCTGGCCAACGCTTGCAATGAATTGCTCTGTTGCAATCACCTCGGTCATACGCTGTGCCAATGCAAAGGGTGAAACAAACTTGAATGACAGGTTACGGCCCCAAAGCTCTTGCGGTGGCTGTCCTAATGCACCAGCACGCAAAGCAAGGCCAAAACAGCGATCTAGAATAGAAATGAGATACTCGACTTGTAAGCGCCCGTACATCGGCCCTAGCATTTGACGAATGAGTTCAACACGTGTGTGAATCTCGGTTGCTGTCATCTGCTGTGTACCGACTGGCGGCAATTGATCTGCCATAAGCTTTTTACGGATACTGCCTTGCAAGTTGGTAAGCAGAAATTCAGATATTTGAAAGCTGGTACCATCGTCTAGGCGCTTCATCGAATCAACACTATGCGCAATGATCACTTTACGTGGACCAATGCGCACAGTATGCGGATTCAGTACGCCGTCATCCTCTGCAATCCACATGCCGCCAATCTGTAAATCTGCTGCACGTACGGTGTTCTTCATCAATTCATTGGCTGTCTTCGCATCTGGCAAAGCGACTGACATTTGTCCAACGCCATAAACCGAATTGGGCAAACGTCTTAAGCGTGGTACAGCACATGGGAACTCATGAAAACCTGACTCTTTCATGATCTGACTGTTTGCTGTATCGATGTGATATGAGCCAAAAGGCATAGCCGTGTTGATCTGGCCAGCACCGATTTGTTTACGTGGTTCAATCACATGCAGAATCTTGTATCGCGTATCTGGTGCGCTTCTTGCCATCTGTACAACTTGATAATGACAGTTAGCCTCGCCGTACTCACTAAGCATTGCTTCTGCTGTCATCTCATGTTCACGATAAATCGTATCGATCTGGCCATCGGCACGGGTTGAAGCAACAAAACAATTACCCGGATGCCACGACTCAAACACATAGCCACCGCCTGCTTTACGATCGATGTCTATATACAGAACGCCCCAGCCTGCTGTAACGATATCTGTAACGGTTTCATAGCTTTCACTGTCAAAGTTTGCAGCATGAATATTGCGATAAATGAACTGACACACATCTTCAAGCCAGCGTTCACCTTCGGTTAATTCTGATAGATCATCGATGCCATCTGGCTGTGCTTTAAACCAAATCGCATTGGCTGGTGTTACACCGCTCATAATCATCGATGTAAGTACTTGCACTGAATCTGCTGCTGTTGAGTCGTACAGATCAGCGCGCTCGTTCTCACGCTGACCCTTGTTGTCAGTAGTTGAACTAAAATTCTGCTGACGCTCAGGCGCGCCGAACTTGTAGCATTCAGACCAGTGCGACTCATACATAGCCCGCTCAAGTCTCAATTGACCCAAGCGACGGCAAAACTTTTGAGCGTCTTTATTCATTAGCCACCGCCTAACTTGGTTTTTGTTGTCACTGCTGCGCTATCAGTACCCAATGCCGAACCTAAAGCACTGGTATTATTTGATGTGCGACGCTGTGCTTTTTTCGCATTGGTTTCAGTAACAGCCTTTTGAGCTGCTGCCGCTGCATCTGCTTCTGGATCTTGTCGAACGACTTTTCCACCACACATGATTAAGCTCCTCGCGTCCAGCCTTTATCGCTTAGATAAGGACTGCCATCGGTAGGCACTGCATCTGCTTTAGCCGCCTCGGTTGGTTTAGTGGTACCAGCACGGCGTAACTGGCCTTCAAGCGCTTTGTTCTTGGCTTCTGTGTCGGCTAGTAGTTGCTCTAATTCAGCTACACGTGCAGCATGATCGACTGCCGCTTCTGACTCTTTAGAATCAGCCGCCGTTTGCTCTGGTGTGGTGGTGTCTGCTGGCTGCTGCTCAACAGTTTTTGTGACTTCCGGTGTCTTTACGTCTTCGACCGTTGGTTCTGACGTTGTAGCTGCACCGGGTGTTTTGACTGTACGTGCCATAAAAAAACCCTACTCAAGTGAATAGGGTTAGTGTTCGTTGGGCTGTGTTCAGGTTTGCTGTGTGATTTAATTAAGAATTGTCATCAAGGAAAGGCAGCGTTCAAAAATATCATTAAAGTTGTTTGATTGATTAATAAGGCCACCCATAGGGTTACCAGTTTCTCTTGATAAAATACGATAAGAATATTTATTGAGTGACTTAAGCTTATCTCTTTCTTTCAAAATATCCTGATTTTCTTTTTCCAACTGTTTTAATTTCATTGCATCAAGTTCAGTATGCTTTAAATTTTTAAGTAGTTCATGAGGTCTGTAATTACCAACACTTTCAAACATCATTTCAATACGCATTCTGTCTTGCGATTTACCCCTAATCAACCTCATCTCTATTTTTATGTTTTTTTCTTCTAAATTGCCTGCATGTACAGTGAAAGTTATTTCAATCTCTGTGCCCTTTATTTGAATAATAATATTTTTGTTGGGTGCTACATCTCTATTATTTTCAATTTCAAATTTTTCACCCTCTGAAAATATTGCTTCAACTTCGTCAAAGAATATATCAATTAATTTATTTCTAGCTTCAGTTAAAGCCAGTGAATAACTACTTAATGCCTTCTCGTAACTACTTTTAACTTGATCAGCTCGACCGGAAATGTCTAAATCTTTTTTTCCTATTTCAATCAGTTCATCTAAGTTCATACATGCCCCTCATCAGTAAATTTATGAAACATTGAATCTAAACTAACAGTCGAAATATTAATAGATCAACTGTTGTCTAATTGCTCTAGTACATCATCCAGCAAGTCTAAAAAGTCTTGCTGGCCAATCTTGTACTTATACGAAAGCTCCTCACCAACGCGTGGGTATCGATCTACACCCGTCTCGATATGCCATAGCGTTATGAATGCATCGCCGTTGTCATAGTTCGGGATTCCACCCCTTGCCCACTCGCTCACTGTAGACGCACCACTGATCGGCAACACGTGTGCAATCGTCTCATGTGTCCAGCCCAATCGGCACAGGTCTAGGATCATTCTGTTGAAGTCTGGACGCTTGTAGGCACGGCGTTTTAGCACGAATTCCTTTGTCTTCTTTTTCATTTCACGATTAACGAAACGCGCGCGCGCGCGAGGGTCATTCGTTTCTGTTATCAAATCACTTAAACTTGTCATAGCCATGTTCCTCGCGACAAATAAACAAATGGCAAAAGAAGAACAAAAAGGGTGGTAAGAAAATAAAGTGAAGCTCTAATATTTTTATCTTCAAAACCATATTTGATCGCCTTGCCAAGCAATACAACCAAAATAAGGACCCAAATCGAAATTGCTAATGTGATTAGGATGATCTTCATACTTCACCGCCTTTGATTCGCTTAATTTTGTTCCATTTGTTTTTTGACTTAGCTACATTGTTTGTTACCACCTCGAATCCGCAATCTGGACACATAACAGCAGACTCAGTTTCATTGCCATCTTCATAGCATTCATCACACTCACACTCAGGACATGGTAAAAGTGCTTGCATGTATTCAGCATCGTTATACTTTTGTTTTTTACTCATTTCCCACCTCAAATTTCCCAAACAACAATTTTGACTAAACCACCCTTCACATACTCACCACGGCGTGCAATCAGAACATCGAATTGCTCATCATCAAGACAAAACTGACACTTAACTAAACTGTCGATAGTTGCTTTCAAGTAGTTATCGATATCCCTTGTTTTACGGTCTGGAAAATAGAAAGTTACATCCATTTTCAGACGCATATCTGTATTCAAGCTTGGTACAACAGAACGAACGTAATTATGAAAATCCTGTGCTTTTTGGCTTAAGTGCCATTTCTTACCGCGTGTGACGCTCCAATATTTATTTACTGATGGCGGTGTCATCCAAATTTCTGTATCTAAAATCAGCTTTTCCTCACCTGTGCTATTTGGCTTTGGTTTGAGTTTTAAGCGTGTTTTAACTTGTTGACGTACCTTTGCATCATTTTCACTTTTTAATCGCACTCTGCTCAATTCAGCGCGGTTTCTGTGGGATTTTAAGTGCGCTTCTAGTACTTCCTCGCTCCATCTCATGAATTTACCCCTATTTCTCGTTTGTTATGTAAAAACGCTTGATTCACTGGCCCAACGTATCTGCACCAACCAAATGTCTTGCGCCAGAAAAACCAATTGCCTTGCCAGTTGCTCCAAAACGTGCCGTCAGTTTCGATGTGAGTGGTGCTCTTAGGTGCTTTCATGCGAAGTCCTCCAAGTTGCCTATGAAGCCAACATCACGAAGATATGAAGCGAGTGAAGATAGGTTTTTAGGATCACGTAGTTTTGCTGCAATCCGGGATTCAAATGATTTTTGAGTCTCACCAACGTTTGCGTACATCGAAGCAAATTCGCTGTGGTTGCAAAGCTTTGAAGCAAAGTAATCAATCTGGCTGTTGCTCAGTTTCTTACTGTTACCCGCTGGTGCTTTGGCTGTGCTTTTGGTTTTAGCCTTAGGCGCATTGAGTTTTTGCAGACGGTAAACCCAATTGTTCATCCACGCCTGTGCTGAGCGTTTGCTTTGAGCCACTGACCACTGAGCAAAGTTTTTTAACTCACTCAAAATCTGATCTTTGGCCATGTCTGGATTTTCAGATTGAGCCTGTGCTGTAAAATCATCTTGAACTTTGTATATTTTCGATAGCTCGATCAGGCTGTAGAGATTTTTGTCTGCTCGGTGATATTCGACTGAGCTGGAAAAAATATCCTTCTCGGATTTATCCACAGGCAATTTCTTTTTTTTATTTTCTAATAAATTCTTATTATCTATTGTGAGTACAGTTACAGGACTAGTTTCGGTCTCACTAGTGGACTGATCTTGGTCTTGCTGTGAGACTGGTCTTGTAATGAGACTAGTCTTATTAGTGAACCGATCTACTAAAGAAATGTCATTTAAACGGTATTTTTTAACGCCTTGCTTGCCATCTTCAATTACTGTAATGACACCTAACTTGATGAGTTCTTGTAAAGCATTTGAGACTGTAGTACGCCCCATTTTCCTTGATCCCTCAAGCTCTCCACCCTGCAATTGAGAGTAGCTCACAAAATCAGATTCTTTGTTGTGTCCATTAATGCGGTTTTCGAGTTCCGCATAGACGTTTCTAGCCGCATCACTTAAGAACGGCCAGACCTCTTTTCGATATAAACGGCTAGACATTACATAGCCGTTTTCAAACTTATCGCTATACATGCTTTTTCTAGCCTCTTTAATTTCATCCTGAGGCTTAGGGAAATGAATCAACGCTGCTGTGTTCATGATTCAGCCCCTCTCAAGAATTCTGCAAAACAACTTGATCTAATTCAGATCGGATTCTTTTGCTTTGAAATTTAGCCATGTTCAGCTCTCTTTCTAGACTTCGAATCTGTTGTTCTTTTTGCTCAAGTTGGGTTTTTAAACGCATGTTTTGACGCTGCATATAAAGCAATTCTTCAGGGTCTTGAAGTCGAGCTAAAGCCATGGTCAAAAGGTTTAATTCGTTTTGATAATTTCGCTGTTCAAAAGCAAATGTTTTGAAATTTTCTTGAACTTGGCCATGATCCAGATGGGATTTATTTTTTTTCGACCATTCGCAAAAATATTTAATTTTCGGTGCAGACAATACCCCTGCAACTACTTTACAAATACCGCCTTCACTCACGTAAATTAACCCCCATTTATTAGGGAGTTCCTCAGGCTTAATTAATCCAGTAGGACAGATGTAATACCGATATTTTCCTACACCAGTCTCGGGGTTAATACGATGCGGCTTAGATCGATCAGCAAGAAAATCCGATCTACTCATTTTAGCTTCGAGTAGAAATGTACCCATGCCATGATTATTAATTCCGTGCCGAATGCCGAAAACGTCTGGATTTTCTCCATAGCAAGCCGCTTCGATAATTGCAAAATGACAACCATGACCATTGGAAGATTCACAACGCTTTAAAAAACGCGCTCCAATCTCGCAAAGTTTTCTGTGATTAAGAGATGATTTCATGACACCTCCCCAATTGCCTGCTCGGTTGCAGTGAGACGGCGTTTTGCATTGATTTCGGCTGTGGTAGCGTGGCGAATATCAGTATTGAATGCTGGACCAAACTGACCTGTTGCCAAAACCCTTACGCGGTACATATCTGGCGTGTACATATAGTTGACAATTTCAAGCAACACGTCGGTTGTTCCCTCTATATTCAGTACAACCAAATCACCTACTTGAAAGTCATGATTGCCTTGGTTCTGTTGTTCTGTTAAATTCTTCATGCTAAATCCTCGTTTACTTTTCGGAGTGAACGGCAAAAAAGTCCTTCTGCTGTAACAGTTGGGCTTTTTTTGTGCCTGTTGGTTTTGGATTTACATCGCGGATAGGTGGCGAAGGGAGTAATTCAAAATTAGAAGTGTTCTTTGTATCTTCGGTAAACGTGGTCAGATCGATAGGCATTTGGAGACAATTAAGCATCTCCTCCACTTCGAAGATTATGTCCATGGCAGCATTACGCATCAGCTCTGATGAGCCGTTAAGCTTTCTTGAACGAGCAATACGCTCTAACTTGATTTTCATTTCTTCAGTACATTTAAAAGTGATGCTCGCCGTCAGTTTCTCTGTCATGAGCGCACCTCAACCACTGAGCTTGTTTCTGTCAGCTTTGACCTTTCCTTCAGTCATTACTTCAAACATGGCCTGTGTACGTGGAGGGATCCCCTTTCTCCAATAAGCAATAACTGATCTATCACGCTCAAGAATGCGTGCTAATTCAGCATCATTTTTGGCTTCATAGAATTTTTTTAGATCATCGACGGTCATGTTTAGTTTCCTAGTCCTATTTGTTTAGTTTATTGAACTACAAGTTTAGGAAAAGGTCAATTTTTTTGTTTAGTATATTAAACACGTAAGGGGTATTTTTTTATGCAATCAACATCAGACAGAATTATTCAAAAAATGCGTGAACATGGTTTGCAGCATAAAGACTTGGTTGCTGCTACAGGTGCAAGTAAAGGCACTGTTACTAATTGGATTAGTGGAACAAATAACCCCACAGGTGAAAGACTTATCGCACTGTGTAAGCTATTAAAAACTTCAACTGGTTGGTTGCTCACTGGTGCTGAGGCAGATTTACAGCCAGTATCAAGTTGGGATAGTGACACCCCTTTAGATGACGATGAAATAGAGATTCCATTCTTTAAAGACTTTTCATTTGCCTGTGGTTCAGGCTCTATAAACGATGCTATTGCCAATGAAAAGCGCAAGTTACGGATGTCTAAATCTACTTTGCGCAATCTTTCAATAAGTAAAGATAATGCAGTTGCAGCAACGGTTTACGGTGATTCGATGTCACCAACTATTCGAGATGGCGATACAATTCATATCGATTTAGGCAGAAAAACAATTAAAGACGGAAAGATTTTTGCCGTATGTATGGGCAATCTATTTTACTGCAAACGCTTGTATAACTTGCCATTCGGTGGAATTCGAATAGTTTCTGACAATTCTGAGGAATATCCTGAAATGCAATTAACTGCCGACCAGGTAAAAGAACAAGACTTTCAAATTATTGGATGGATCTGGCAGATATCTTCTTTAGAAAAATGGTGAGTTATGAAAATCATTAATATATTAGTAGCTTATTTCTTATATTTTTTTTCACCTAAAACCCTTATGAAAAGATCATTCATAGGAACTTTACTTCATTTTAATATTAGATTACCGATGGCTGCCAATAATGAAATAGTAAATTATTTATTTGATATATATGTAAAAAATAAAAAAATAGATAAAGTTATGAAGACTGGCGGCATTACAACCAATATGGAGAGAATGTCTGACTTGATTCAATACGAAGCATTTTTTATAAATGATTTGTATAATTCAAACTATACAAATACTACAGGACACGAGAAAGTCTTAGGAATTCTAAAGAAATATAATCTTTAGAATGATTTACAAATATTACCCACCTAGCGTGGGTTTTTTTATACCTAAAAATAAAAAGTTCAGCAATCTAAAGCATAAGTTCATTTTACTAAACAAAACTATTGACACTATTTGTTCAGTTTACTAAACTAAATCCGAACCCAATAAAAAAAGTCCCTTACTTTCGACGGACAGGGACTTCTTTACTCGATGAGGAGCAAACGGATTATGAGACAGAGAACAATTGAAAGTCAAACCACCCGCCCATGTAGCAAACAGCCACGACCAAGCGATTACGAAGTTCGCCTACGCGAACAGCTTTGGGTCAACTTCATTGACACGCTAAAACTCTTCGGATTTTTAGGCGCTGGTTTAGTTGTTTATATGGCGATAGTTGCAGCAGTTCAATGGTTTTGGGGGAATTGAATATGTCAAATCGAATCTTCAGTTACAGCGGTGATGACAATTGGTCATCTTATGAAACACCAAATAAAGCATTAAAAGACATGTTTGATGAAGGTGATCTTGAAGTTGGAAACACATTTTTAACTGGAATTAGCAGAAAGCCAGAGCCATTTCAATTCATGCCTGATGCAGATGAAATTCTTGAGAATTATGAAAACCGTATTTTTGATGAGCATGATTGGAGTTATGCCGAAGGTAATACAGGTGCAGATGGTTTAAGTGATTCAGCAAAAAAAGAATTGAATGATTTCTTAGAATCTTGGGCAAATAAGAACCTAGCTATCTCGTTTTATGAAATTGAACACGACGAGACAGTAACAGTAACTCAAGAAATGATCGATGCATTTCATAAGAATGAGCCAATCCCTTTACCTGAGTTTCAGTATAAGGAGCCATCACAGTGAACTCACTAATCGAAATCTCGACCACGTCACTGATTGAGCGCATGAGTAATGATGAATATCACGCTTGCCCAGAGTTCAGCTCAAGTCAATTGAAGGATATTTTGCGTTCAAGTGCGCATTTCCATTCAAACAATATTCTGAAAGAAAACGAGCGTGAGACGAAAAAGCACCTCGATTTCGGCACACTGGCACACACGCTGTTTTTAGAGCCTGAGCAATTCGAAAATGAGTTTGTGATAGGCCCTAAATTTGACCGTCGCACGAAAGCAGGTAAGGAAGAAGCTGCCGCATGGGAAGCAGCAAACCAAGGCAAGATCATCATTGATGAAGACATGCTGCAAGGTGCAAAGCGTATAGCGAACAACCTACGCGGCTTAAGCTCTTATCAGTTGATGCATGACCATCACGGTATGGCTGAGGCAAGCATCTTCTTCACTGATCCAGTGTATGGCCTAAACCTGCGCGTGCGTCCTGACTATCACATTGTGCCGTGTGAAGCATTACCAAATGGCCTGCTGTTGGATGTGAAAACCTCAACAGATGCACGCCCTTTTAAGTTCATGCGTTCATGTGCTGATTTTGGCTACGACATTTCAGCAGCTATGTACCGCGAAGGCTTTCAACAACATTACGGTACCGCCGAAAAACCTGAGTTTATTTTTCTGGTTGCGGAAAGCTCTGCCCCGTTCAACGTCAAGCAATACCGAGCGTCTGACATGTTTTTAAGTATCGGTGAGAGACGTTACAACAAAGCAAAAGAGCTGCTCGCCGAGTCGCTACTAATCGATGAGTGGGATGGTTACTCAACCGAGCTTGAGGACATCTCTTTACCGCAATACATGCTCAACCAAGCAATCGAAAACGAATTTAATTAATAGGAATTTCTATGAACTCTCAATTACAAAACAATCGCCCTGTTAGCCCTGTTGCTTCTTTTAATGCTTTTATGCAGAAGCACAAATCACAGCTAGAACTGGCATTACCAAAGCACTTAAATGCTGATCGTATGGTGCGCTTGTCGCTTACTGCATTTAGTCAGACGCCAGCATTGCAAGAATGTGACCCTAAAACGATTTTTGCCAGCATCATTATTGCTTCACAACTAGGGTTAGAGATTGGTGTGAATGGACAAGGTTATCTTGTTCCATACAAAAAGAAATGTACTTTTATTCCCGGTTGGAAAGGTCTGGTTGATTTAGCGAACCGTGGTGGCCGTTGCACTGTATGGACAGGTGCAGTTTATGAAGGTGATGAATTTGATTACATGCTAGGTGATGCACCTTACTGCCGCCATAAACCATGTGGCGAATTTGATGAAGCTAAATTAACGCATGTATATGCGATCGGTCGTGTTAAAGATTCTGAAATGGCTGTAATTGAAGTATGGCCAGTACAAAAAGTACGTGCACATTTCAAAAAGGTTGTTGTTCCAGCACTTCAGCCAAATCACTACAGTAAGAAGTATTTCGAAGCTTATGCAAAAAAAGTGGCATTACTTCAATTGCTTAAATACATGCCGCAATCTGTAGAAATGGCTAATGCTATGGATGTTTCACATGCTGCTGAATCTGGTAAAGGCGTAACGATCGATGGTGATTTTGTGACAGTGGATAATAGCCAAACTGAGGAAGAGGAAACGGCTGTTCAAGTAAATACACTTGAAGAAAATAACTCACAAAATCTACAGGCTGAGCAAGAAGATCATTATGCACCGACATTTGCGCAAATTAAACGTGGTGTATTAACAGCAAAAACCATCCCACACTTGGAAGTAATGGAAGAGCAAGCGATGGATCATGCTGATAAAGAAGAGCGCAAACAGCTAATGAGTCTGGTAAAAGCTCAACGTCAAAAAATGGAGGGCACATCTGTAAAAAAGACTGATGATGTACAGCATGAACCTGATCCAGTTGCAGAACAAGAAGTGCAAAAGGTTAACACTTCGCGCTCACCAGAGTTAAAAAAACAGTACTCCGTCAAGCTGACGAATGCCAAGACTTTTAAAGAACTGTCTCAGATCAGCTTTGAAATCAAGCAAGACTTAGGTTTAACAGACGCGCACCGATCTTATCTAAACAGCTATGAGCAACAGCGCCAAGCTGATCTGACCAAGAAAGAAGCGAAAAAGGTTGATGAAGATATGTTTGCCGATGTTGTAGACGCTGAACTCTCTTATGTCGATGCAGTGGTTTTACGGATCCAGAATGCGGCGACCATGGATGACATCAATGCGGAGTACGCAGACCCGGCAATTGAGGAACTTTCCGATGCTGACCGCAAGCGCATCGATGATGCCGCATCAAAGCGTGAAGACGAACTATTTAAAATGTAATTAATGCGCAGAACTTTGCTCATAATTCTGAATTTATGACGGTTATGAGCAAAATTATTCTCAAGTGAATCGAAATGAACGAATGGCAAATACTTCGCAAGCGATATCCAAGCACTCGAAGTTATAAGAATCGAAAGGCACTATCACCATCAAAACTTGAAGAGTTTCAAAATTATTTGGTGGACATTGGTGCAGATGTATACAGCTACACAGAACAGAACGAGATTTTAAGATTCAGATTAAAAGGCGTACTAGGTATCTGGTACACATCAGGATCAGGAAATCTATTAATGCATGATTTATCTGAAAAATTTAAGGTGACGTGATGGAATTTAAAAAAGAGTTTCAAATCAAGTACAGTCATTTAAAAGCAGCCTTCTTGTTTGCCGCAAAAAATGACGTTCGGTTTTATCTGGTAGGTGTTCTGGTTAAAGCCGGAATGATTGCAGCAACCAATGGACATACATTGTTAATTTGTGAATCACCAGATGTGCCAGACGTTGAAATTATTATCCCGCGTGATGCGATTGATTCACTCATTAAAAAAATTGGATCACTTCCAAAAACAGAACTTTTAAACGTGCGCCAGATTGATGATGAATATTGGCTGATCGACTACCAGATGAGAATGTTCGAATTTTTCCGTCCAGTAGATGGCAAGTTTCCTGACATTAAAAGAGTGGATATTCAAAAACCCACTGAGCCGCCTAAAGAGTTTGTTCAGTTTAATCTTGACTATATCCAGTTGTTTACAAAGGCGGCAAAGGTTTTGGGTATCACCTATCCATACTTTTACCCAACTGGTGCGCACAGCTCGGCTTACGTCGAAATGACAGATGATGTTCACGGCGTTTTGATGCCGCTTAGATAAATAGGAGGTTGATGTGGCTAAATTTGAAAACATGACAATTCAAGAGGCGCTAAAATCCTCACCAGTAATTCGTACAAGTGACCTTGTAGAAATTTTCGGATGCTCTACACGTACCCTATGCCGCTGGCAAGATCAGAAGTATTATGCAAACCCAATGCCGCGCCCGTTTTCGGGCGGGCGTGGTGTAGATTACAGCTATGATTCAAGTAAATTGGTTGAGTGGTACAACACTTGGCCATTACAAAAAAAGGCGCTAGCATCATAGCGCCTCATTCTTCCAGATCAATTCCAAACGATCCACCCATTTGCTATACGCTTCATGCTGTTCACTCAAATAACTATACTTATCATAAGTGCCCCATACTTTCGGTAAAGCATGGCCAAGCATAATTTCACAAACGTGTGGCTGTGCAATTGTAGACATATTGGTACGCATCGTACGTCTCAAGTCATGCACGGACCAGTGATCCATCTCAATATCTTTATGCTTCTTAAGCCAAGTAAAAATATTATTAGGCATCGTTAAGTGAGATGATTCACCCAGCGGCCCATTGGAACCATCTGCAGTAAACAAATATTCAGAACCCTGAGACATCTCCATAGCTTTTAAAATGTAAGGCTTAATGTTTTTAGTGATTGGCCTCAAGATTGGCGCTTTTGATATGCGACCGGTCTTGTGATTCTCGGCTGGAATCGTCCACACATTAGAGTCAAAATCGAAATGTACCTTCTTTGCCTGCTTAAGTTCTCCAACACGACAGCCGTAAATCAGCAGCAGCTTTAGGAACAGTTTATTTTTATAGGCCATCCGGGAGTGATCAACGGCGTAGTATGAAAGATAAATTTCATGATCTGTTAAAGCGCGCTCTTTTTGATTCTTAGAGATTCTAAGATCATGCTTAGCAGATACATTAGAAAGCGGATCAGTTTGCACTAGCCCCCTCTTTTGGCCCCATTTTAAGCACTGTTTCGCGTTGATCAGAATGCGCGCTGAAATGGTCGGGGTTTTTCTGGCATTTTCTTCTAAAAGATTGAGCCATTGGTAAGCTGTGATGTTGTCACAGTTCTGTGCACCAATTTCGGGTAATACATAAATTTCAAATGATCTTAAAATGTCGTGGTGGCTTTGCTTATTTGGCTTACAAAAACGCTCGTACCATTCATAGAATAATTTCTCAAAAGTGTATGCATCCTGAACACTTCTTAATTCTTTTAGTTTGACTTGCTTTGGATCATAGCCGCGCTCGAGTTCTGCCTTGAGTCGATCTGCTTCTGTTCTGGCATTCTTCAGCGACAAGTTGGGATAACTACCCAAGTCTATTCGTTGCTGCTTTCCCTTGTATCGGTACCTGAGCTGAAAAATGATTTTGCCTTTCGGTGTTATGCGCACACCCATAGCATCACGGTCTGTAAATTCTTCTAGTTTTTCCCGGTCTTTTCCAAGCTGTGCCTTGAGCCAAGTCTCTGATAGTGCCAT